GATATCCTTGCCCTTGCGGCGGCAGTGTCTTCTGTGGGTATTGAGGCGGACGCGGGCGGCTCAGCTATGTCAAAACTTTTAACTGATATGCAAGTTGCAGTAGAAACCGGGAGCGATAGACTTGAGGAATTTGCAGCTGTCGCAGGGATGACGGGCAGTCAATTCGCAGACGCTTTTGGGGACAATGCGGCTAATGCTCTTTACGCATTTATTTCGGGGCTTAACGATGTTGAACGAAACGGGGCGAGCGCGACTGTCGTGCTCGAAGATATGGGGTTTACAGAGGTCAGATTATCAAATGCGATAAAGGCACTTGCCGGAAACAGCGGCAATCTCGCCGCTGCACTTAACCTTTCTAATAGTGCATGGGATAAAAACAATGCACTTGCAAACGAGGCGAATATGCGTTACGCGACCCTTGAAAGCAAAATGGCGATGGCTAAAAACGCTATGGCAGAGTTTAGCACTGCGGTAGGCGCAGTGCTTGCTCCGAGTGCTGAAAAGGCTACTACTGCTTGGACAGGCTTTGTGAACAGAACGACGAATTTTGTTGAATCAAACCCTAATGTAGTCAGAGCCGTTGCCGCTGTTGCGGCTGTAATCGGCGTTTTAGTCGGTGCAGTAACGGCGTATAACGTTGTTATAAAGATTGCACCTATGCTAACCAAACTCTTTACGGCCGCGCTTAGTGCGAATCCGTATTTCCTCATAGCCACTGCGATTGCTGCGGTTGTAGCAGGTCTTGTGGTGTGGATGTCTTCTATGCAGGATGTGGAAAGTGAGTATGATAAGCTCACGGTTGCGTCGCGAGAAAATTACGATGCGATGAATGAGGCAAATGCGCAGTACGAAGAATCCATGAGGTTATATGGCGAAGAGGACGAAAGAACCTTGCGATTGAGAAATAACGTTGATGAGCTGACGGAAGCGTACGAGAACAATAAGCAGACATATGCTGAATACAGGGCATCTGTAGAAGAGACGCTGGAACAGCATGACCGCATGGTAGAACGTCATCGAAACACTACAAAGGGTATTGAGGATGAGAGAATCGGAATAGCGGCGTTAATAGAAAAGCTCGAGGAGCTTGCGGGGGCATCTGACCTTGCGGCCGGCGGCCAAGCCGGGCTGATTTCTGTAGTTGACGAGCTAAACGAAAGACTTCACGTAAATATAACGATTGACGATATCAAAGGGAATGCGAGCGGAGTCGTCGCATATTTAAAAATCCTTAATAACGAGAAGGCGAGGCTGGAACACGGCGCGGCGGATGTAGAGGAATATAAAGAGTGGGTAGAGGCACGTGCTAGATATCAAACTGAATACGCTGATGCTTCAAGAGAATACGAAGCGGCACAGAAAACGCATGAGCTGTACTCAAGCCGGGGTTATGGAAAGGGTAAAGAATACAATGTCCTCGGACTTCCGGTGGTCGTCACAGAATGGAATGACTACCGGAAGAACATGAAGCCGGCGAGAGACAAAGCGGACAAAACCCGCGGCGATGTGGAGTCGCTGGCTGCAATCATTGCAGCCAGCGACAAGGAAATTGCTGCGCTCGAAACAAGGCTTCATGATATGGGACTTATGGTTGACGGTATGCCCACCAGGCACTACACTTACGAAGAAGCGGTAAACTCTTCTGTGGCAAGCGTACGCGAGGAGATGGGTACACTTGCTGAAGAATATGATGCGGCGTATGCATCGGCAAGGGAGAGCCTTGATGGTGCTTGTGGGCTATTTGATAAACTTGAAGTGAAATCAGGACTATCTATAAATGCGGTTATAGCGAATTTGGAATCGCAATCTAAAGCATTCGGGGAATATTCGGAAGGGCTGGATTGGCTTTCGGGTTCCGGGTTGGATGCAGATGTGTTGCGTAAGCTTGGGGATGGAAGCATAGAAAGCATGGGGCAAGTTAAAGCATTTGCAGATGAACTAAAAAAACTCAGCCCGGAAGAGCAAACAAAAAAAATAAATGAGCTCAATAACGCACTCGGAGACGTTGCTAAATCTAAGGATGAGGCTGCGAACAGCATGGCAGAAGTGGTTGTAGATTTCGGTACGCGGCTTGACGAGATAAAGCAAAGACTTGCAGATGGTATTGACGATATGAATATGTCTGACAAGGCAAGAGTCGCTGCAAAATCCACGATGAATGCATATATAGATGAGATACGAAATGGTGTTGGTTCCGCTACGTCTGCGGCGAGGGCGGTGTCGGCAGCGACGATAAATGTACTCAGCACTGAGAATCTAAAGGCGGGGGCGTCGATGTTTAATTTCTCTTCAATTGCAGGTACTCCCGCTGGAGCGCGGGTGCGGGCAGCTCTAAACGGATATGCAGAGGGAACACTGTCGGCAGCACCGGGATATGCTCTTGTTGGCGAGTATGGTCCTGAGTTGGTTAAGTTTGGCGGCGGCGAGGTTGTATACCCTGCTGATAAAACAAGCCAGATGTTAAACCGAGATTCGTTTTTCGTACCGTTTGACATGCCGGAAAGAAGCGGTGCAAACGAAGCTGTTGCAACGGAATCTACAAAGCGTTTCATTATCGAGTTGGACGGAAAGGGCGAATTAATAGTAAAGGGTAACGCAGACAAAAGTGCCATATTGGATGTATTGCAAGACGAACTGCGCCCTGTCCTCATGAGCATACTCGACGATGAAATGCACGAAGAAGGAGACGGCACATATGACTATTGATAACAAGTATCAAATGTTTCTATCAATAAACGGCGAACGAGAAACTATGCGAATACCTGTGTTGCCGGAGCAGATTCAGGTGAAGAAACCAAATAGCGTTCAGAGTGTGAATGTTGTTGGGTTAGGTGAAATCATTGCATTTAAAGACAGGCCGGCAGTGCAGATTTCATTTTCGAGCTTTTTTCCGGCTAAGCCTATACTCAATATGGGTATTACGGCCGTAGGTGACCCTATCGCATATAAGGATAAAATGACGGATTTTGAATGCTGCAAACAGCCGATACATCTTATCATCACAGGATGCAATATTGATATTTATGTTGCCATTTTGGATTTCCAGTATTACGAGAAGGGCGGCGATGTGGGAACATTGTACTATACGCTATCACTGAAGGAATGGCGAGTGACACATGTTCGGCAGATTGATGTGAGTGGAATGGATGCATACATAAGCCAAGACACAAGCAGGATTGACAATACGATACCACCACAGATATACACGGTGAAGCGTGGTGATTGTCTATATAATATCGCAAAGGCTCTGCTTGGGAATCCCGAACGTTGGCGAGATATACACAGCTTGAATTCCGACATTATTAAAAATCCAAATCTCATATATCCAGGGCAAATACTGAAAATTCCGGCTTAATATGCATGAAAGATAGCGCAAAAAACGAGGTGATGTGAATTTATGAAAGGTATAAGCTTGCTCCTGTATAAGAATGAGCAACTGTTTGATATAACGATGTTGGTTGTTTCAATCACGTGGAAGGGACGCAAAGGCGCGGCTGCGCGGTCGATAGGCGTTACGCTTATGAATGACAGCCAAAGGGAGCGGGCAGGTATCGACGTTGAAGACGGTCAACAGTGTGTTTTCGGCTATAACGGCGAGGAATTGTTCCGAGGCATGATAGAAACGCAGAGAGACCCGGCAAACAAGACGATGACATTTACAGCTTATGACAATGGCGTATATTTAGCCAACAATAAAGACACATACTGTTATAGCAACAAGACCGCCACGGATGTATTCAAGGATTGCTGTGCCAGATACGAGATACCCTACAGCGAAGTGACGCAGACTAAACATCGGATAGCGGAGCTTATAAAGCCAAACACTACCGCTTTTGACGCTATTTGCAATGCACTGCAGCTCGATTATGAAAATACAGGTGTGCGTCACTTTATGATGTCAAAGCAAGGGAAGCTTAACCTCATCACGCGCCGCGAAAACGTTCTGCAATGGGTGATAGAGCCGGGGCGTAATCTTATAAACTACACCTATCAAAAGAGCATAGAGGGCGTTAAAACGCGCGTTAAAATCATATCTAAGGAGAACACTGTCGTAGCGGAAAAAATCAACCCGGACTTAGAGAAGCGCATAGGAATACGGCAAGATATCGAACGTCCGAAGGATGACATCCCTGTATCGCAATATACTGAGCTTGCATCCAAACTTCTTGACGAAAAAAGTTTGCCGAAACGTAGTCTCGACGTCGAAGCGTTAGGCCTTGCAGATGTTATATCCGGGATAGGTGCGTACATCATACTGCCGGATTTGGACATATCGAGGACCTTTTATGTGGATGAGGATATGCACACGTTTAACGGTGATGTACACACTATGAAGCTTAAACTCAATTTTGCGACGGACATAGGAGTTGATTAAACATGAGTGGACAAGAAACCAGCATAAAGCAAAAGATACAGGGATTGTTACCTGCCAGTGACGAGGTAATACAAGGTACTGTAATGGGGGTTAACCCTATAAAGATACAAGCGGAGGGCGATAGCAAACTCATAATCGGTCAAGGCTCTGCGATAATACCGCAACATCTCACGGACTACACGACGACGATGGATTTGTCACTCGACAGAAGCAAGGCGAATCGTATAGCAATATCTAACTCAAGCGCAAACGACCTGAGTACGCTGGATATTGCAAGTGCGAGTGTGACAATACATAATGCGCTGAAGCTTGGCGATAGGGTTGACTTGCTATCACTTAATCAAGGCAAGAAATATTATGTATTAGGGAGGACGGTGTAATATGCCCCAAACATTTATACCCATACCGATTGGAACTGTTTCGGAAAGACCCGAACCGCCGTCGCTGACTTATGCGCTTGACTTGGATAAAGGCAGGATAATCGGGATGGTGGACGGGATTGAGGCGGTAAACCAAGCCATCAGGAAGGCTCTGATAACGCCGCGCTTTAAGTGCTTGATTTACGACAACCAGTATGGCAGTGAGATACAGCAGGTTATCATAAATCAAGACGCAACGCCGGAACTTATTCGCACGATGATTCCGCGACTTGTGGAAGATGCGCTGAAACCCGATACACGCATACTGAAAGTGTATGACTTCGATATCGACTTGAAAGATGATAGCGCGCATATATCCTTCAAGGCGGATACTATTTTCGGCACAACAACGATGAGGGAGGTGGTTTAGATGCCCGCGAAATACACAGAACGGGACTTTTGGGATATGGCTTTGGAGGAGGCGGCAGCCGGGCTCGATGTGCGGAAAGGCAGCATTTTTCATGACAGTGTTGCAGGCTGTATTACGGTAGCCGGAAAACTATGCACGGATGTTGATATCAATTTCGAGCGTGTATTTATTGATTCGGCTACGGGAGAAGGTCTTGACAAACGGGTAGGCGAACGTCACTTAGAGAGGAATAAGGCGAAACCAGCGAAGTATCATGTTGCATTTGTAGGCGCGATTCCGGAAACGGGAGAGCGCTTTTTTACTGACGGCATGTATTTTGTGCTGAAAATCGCAGACGACGGTGTGTTGTATTTGGAAGCGGAGGTTAGCGGCATATCGGCTAATAACATTTTCGCAGGTACACCGGCAATCCCTGTGAACAATATCTCTGGGCTTGAATCGGCGACATTTGGCGCTATCATGGAACATGGTGTGCCGGAGGAGAGCGACGACGATCTGCGCACGCGCTTCCAAGAGAAGATAGCCGGTCCCGCAGAAAACGGAAATCGTCAGCATTATAAGACTTGGTGCGAAGAAGATGAGGGCGTCGGTCGTGCGAGGATATTGCCATTGTGGAATGGTCCGAACACCGTCAAAGGCGTGCTGATAAACCCG